GTTCTATTTATATTAATGCAGCAGTTACAACCAACCCTGCTACATTATTAGGGTTTGGAACATGGGTAGCTTTTGGAGCTGGTCGAGTTATTGTAGGGTACAATGCTTCAGACAGCGACTTTGATGCACTCCAAGAAACTGGTGGTGCAAAAACGCATACATTAACCACTTCTGAAATGCCATCTCATACTCATACAGCAGTTTTAATGGGTAATGGTGAAGATGAAGACCAAAGTTTACCAGCATCAGGTGATAATACTAACCCAAGTAAAACAATGACTACATCATCAACAGGGGGTGGTGCAGCACATACTAATGTTCAACCCTATATCGTTGCATATATGTGGAGAAGAACTGCATAATGGCTGTTTTCCAATCGAATACACCTAAAGGAATGGTTAAGGATTCAAACCCTACAACCCTACCTCCTGAGTTTTTCTCTCATACGGAGAACGCAAGGTTTGAAGACGGTGCAGCTAAAAAAATATCAGGACACGACAATCCTTTTCCAGTAGCTAACCCTACGGTTGCTCCTTATCAGGTATTAAACTGGGCAACAGGGTCTAACAATTATTGGTTTTATGCAGGTTCTGCAAAGATATACAGAACAGATGGCTCAACACATACTGATTTTACTAGAGTATCAGGTGGAGATTATGCCGTTAATTTAACTGCACATGGAAACTGGGATGTATCAATCTTTAATGGTTTGCCTATTCTTAATAATGGGGTTGATGACCCACAATGTTTGGCAAACACAGGGTCAAACAACTTTAGTGATTTAACCAACTGGTCAGCCAGTACAGTATGCAAAGCAATAAGACCTTTTGGAAATTATTTAATCGCTTTAAACTTAACAGAATCATCCGTTAATTACCCTAACAAAATTAGATGGGGAGACGCAGCAGAAAACAATGCACTGCCTAGTACATGGACGGCTGGTGCAACTAATGATGCAGGTGCTACGACTATTGGAGACAATGGGGATTTTATTGTAGATGGGTTTGCACTTAAACAATCTTTTATTGTATACAAGGAAAAAACCACATGGATAATGAATTACATTGGAGGTAATTTAGTTTTTAGTTTCAATAAATTATTTGATGACACAGGAATGTTGTCTAAAAACTGTGCTTGTGAATTTAACGGAAGGCATTTTGTAGTAACTAATGGTGATATTATAGTACACGATGGCGTGTCTAAAAAATCCATAGCCAGTGATGTAGTTAAGAGAACACTCTTTGAAGAAATAGATGGCACAAATTACGCCAATACTTTTGTATCTCATAACATACAGAAAGGAGAGATATGGGTATCTTATCCAAAAGTTGGTTCAACTTATTGCAACAAAGCATTGGTTTATAATTACAATACTTCTGCTTATAGTTTTAGAGATTTGCCTGGGATATTGGGCATAGGACTAGGAGTTGTTAGTCCAACTACTGATGGTAGTACCAGCGTTTTGTGGTCAGGACAATCACAAAGTTGGGTAGCATACAGTACCACTGAGTCATGGGGAGAGAGAGCATACAACCCAACAGAAACATCTATGTTAATGGCAGGTACAAGCGATACAAGATTATACAGAGCAGACCAAGGGTTTGATTTTGCAGGAAGTAACTTCACTATGTTGTTAGAAAGAAAAGGTTTAGTCCTTGATAACAATCCAAACACAGTAGTCCAAGTTAGAAAAGTTACCCCAAGATTTGCAGGAACAGGAAGTGCTGAGGTATTTATAGGTAGCTCAATGAGTCCTAACGGAACTTATACTTATAAGACACAACAAAGCATTAACCCAAACTCACAGAACAAGGTAGATGCTAGAGCCACAGGTAAATATATAGCTATTAAGTTTCAAAACACAACAGCAACTACATTTGAATTAAACGGATATGATATAGAATATGAGGTATTAGGAGAGAGATAATGGCTAAAGCCCCTAAATATGTACCTAATCCAGTGCCTAGTAATCCTGAAGATTTACCACAATACATCTTTCAAGAACTCTCGAAATTACAAGGAGCATTGCAAGAAAACCCTATCACATTTATTGAGGTTAAAAACGCAGCACCTGACAGAATTAAACAAGGAGATATTGTATATGGCGATGGCTCAAACTTTGACCCAGGCAGTGGAGAAGGAATTTACTTTAGAAACGCTGCTGGAAGCTGGGTGAAACTCGGATGATATATATATCAGGAGTCTTACCTGACTTGTTACCTCATGTATGGGATGATTGTGAACCCTATATAGCAATGGGTAATTCAAGAGGGAAAGAAGAACAGAATACACACGACATTTATCACAAGATTGAAAATCAAGAAATGCAGTTATGGATTCTAAGCAACGATGACAAAGAGATAATCTCAGTATTAACTACTGAGATAATTCAATACCCAAGAAGAACTACCTGTCGTATAGTTACACTAGGTGGCAAAGACTTAGATGAATGGGTTGAGGATTGGTTAAATACTTTGGAAGCGTGGGCATTAGAAAATGGATGTGAAGCCATAGAGACTTGTTGTCGCAAAGGTTTTGCAAAAAAATTAGAGAGATTTGGGTATGAAAATACATACACGGTTCTCGGAAAAGAATTATTAGTTAAACATTAGAGGTAAATATTATGGGTAAATCAAGTGGAGGTGGTACACAAACCACACAGGCGTTACCTTCGCCACAACAAGCACCTTATTTAAGCGATATATATCAACAAGCTCAGTCTAGATATAATCAAGGACCACAACAATTTTTTCCTGGTCAAACTTATGCAGGGCTAACCGAGGACATGGAGGTTGCTGAACAACAACTTAAAGCTAATCTTGTTCCACAACAAGTAATGGCTGGCAATATAGCAGCAGCTCAAAACTACGGCTTAATGTCCCCACAAAACTTAGCAAGTAACCCATACTTAGCAGGAGCTACTCAAGCAGCATTGCGTCCAGTTTATTCTCAAGCACAAGGTTTATTGCAACAAGCAAGAAGAGATGCAACAGGTGCAGGACAGTTAGGTGGCACACGACAAGCTATTTTAGAACAAGGCGTGATAGGAGATTACTTACAAAAGGCAGGTGATATAACCTCAACCATGTATAGTGATGCTTATAAAGATGCACAAGCTAATCAGTTAAAAGCCTTAGCATTAGCACCACAATCACAACAAGCTATCACAGCACCAGCTATGCAGTTGGGTGCGTTAGGTACGGCTGAACAAGCAAGACAACAACAAGCGATTGATGAAGCAAGAGCAAGATTTGAATTTGCACAACAAGCCCCTGACGAAGCACTAAGCAGATACTCTAACATTGCAGGAAGTAATATACTGCCAGGTGGTAGCACTACTACGGCTGAAGGTGGAGGACCTAGCTTTGGACAAAAGGCAGCAGGTGCAGGGTTAATGGCAGCAGGTACATACGGTGCTTTGTCAGGTGGAGCAACAGGAGCAGCAGCAACAGCAGCAACACCTTTTGCACCATATGTAGCAGCAGCAGTAGGATTGTTAAGTTTATTTGATTAGGAGATATTATGAGTTACAATTTATTTGGATGGCAGTTATTTAAGTCAGAAGAAGAAAAGAAAAAAGAATATGAAGATAACATTGCTACAAACATAGCAGCAATGGAAGTACAAGACCGTGCTAACAAAAGCACTGCATATTCAAATGACCCAAGGTTTCTTCAAACCCAGCCCATTGAAAAAAGAAATATTTTAAATACAGGAAACTATCATTACTCAGGGTTAGGTGGGAACATTAGTCCTATCCCTGGACCATTTAGTGTTAAACGAGAAACAACCCCTGAAAATGCAGCAGAAGTCAGAGAAGCATATAATACATACAATCAAAATTTATTAAACCCTATATATGACATTGTGCCATGGGGCAATAAAATTAAACCATTGCCAGTAGATGTAAATTCAGTAAAAGTTCCACCAAAAACCATTGTTGAAAAAATAAATAAATTGACTTCACAACGATGGACACCAGCAATACAAAAAGAAATAGATGTTTTGCAACAAGGAATAACAGCAGCAAATCCCATAGGCTCAGGTCAAGCAATTAAAGATATTTATTTATCAGGAGACCCTGTGGCTAAAGCAGCAGCTTCATCAACAGGTGGCATGGATTATCTGTCCTTATTAAAAATATTAGGCATGGTTAATGCTGGAAATCAAACACAAAGAAATGTTAAACCAGCAATTACACCAGGGATAACCCCTGCTGTGGCAGGAGCTAAAATACAAGACGAAGATTTATACGCTAAATACAGGAGATAAGAATGGCAAAAGAAGAAGACAAGCTACAAGAGATTGCTAAGGGACTGGGTGGCGTACTAGCTCCATCATCTCAGATTAACGACCCAACACAAATGTTGGCTGCTATACAAAACGCTGCCCTACTTAGAGCAGGGATTGGTTTGCTTGGCAGAACTCAAATGGGAGAAAATGAATGGGACAAAGCTGGTCGAGTTTTAAAAGATGTATCAACTGATGCAGCAGAACAAATTAAAACACTTGCAGCAACAGGAACTACTGCAAGAGCAGCAGCTAAAGAAACTAGGTCGATAGCTAAAGATGCTGCAACACTTTACGATAAATATTATTTTACTAAAGATGAATACACTGGGTCAATAACACAACTTCAACAAGACATGCAAAATGCTGGTGCAAAAGCACCTACTCAAGAATTTTTTAAAAACAATTTATTTAACGACAGATATGTTCTAGGAGATACTGGTCAGTTCGACAACTTTATGAGATTTCATAATAAACAAACAACCCTTGCAAGAGATAAAGGACTGTCTGAAGACGAATATCCTACCTATGAAGAAAATTTTAACACTTACGAAATATTAAGAAACTCAAGGTAATATGCCAACAGAACAAGAAAAAGAACTTTACAACAGAATAAACGGCACAGTAAATAATGGTCCTGCTGTTGTCAATCCATCAGATGAACAGCTATATGATTTCATTAACGCTGGTAGTGATTACGAAGCTATCACAAATAACAACATTGCTGTTGATACTGGCAATGTAGAAGGTATTGACAATGAAGCTGAAGCTATGGCATATGCAGCAACTTTAGGATTTACAGATACTTACAGAGGGGTTAAACAATTCATTGGTCTTGATGAAGAACAAATGCGTATTGACCAAAAAAGACTTAATACTATATTTAGAAACAAAGAATACGGTGGTAAAGCGTTGGCTGCTTATATGGGTGGTGTTATAGCTGACCCTGCTGGTTGGATTATTCCATTAGCTAAAGCAAAGTCTGTGTCTCAAATGGTTAAACAAGGCATTGCATATGGCACAGGAATTGGTGCTGCTTCGTATGTTGATGAAGATATGGGCTTTAGTAGATTAGAACAAGCAGGAATCGGTGCAGTGGGTGGTGGTGTTATAACTGGTGCATTAGGTTCAGCAGGTAAAAAATGGTTTGGGTTTGACGCACTACCTAAAACAAGAGAGGACGCACTAAAACTATTACCAGACAAGGAATTACAGGCAGTACAGACAAGTGCGAAGAAGATAAGAAGACAAGAAGCTGAAGTAAGAAGAGTTATGAGTGATGGGTTGATTGATGAAAAATTAACCTTGATGGAATCGTATAGAAAAAATGCAATGAAACCTGTATGGGACAGATGGGTGCAAAACCCCATAGCTCCAATAGCAGGAGTTGGAGCAGGTTATGGTGCTTATCAAATACTAGATGAGTACAACGAAACTGAAACAGCAGAACAATTTTTATTCAATGGGTTTGCAATCGGTGCAAGTTATGTTTTAGGTAAAAGATTTATAGGTAATCCGTTAAACAAAAACGAATGGTTTAATGCAAAGATGCACAACTTGTACTCTGAAAATCGTATGCACCCTGATTTATTAAGATTAGACAGGGAGCTAGATGGTCGAGTAGGAACTTACAGAAAAAGACTAGGGGATATAATCACAAAACTAGATGGGTTAGATGATAACGGAAGAAGAGTAGCTTATAACTTAATGGGTGGAGATTTAGGTGTTGATGAATTAATAGCTATGTCTAAAGGAGAGTTAGTCCAAAGAACTACATTAGCTAAAGGAATTAATCCTGAAACAGGGGTTAAGTGGACATCTGAAGAATTAAAAGGATTGTCCAAAAAACAACAGAAAAAATTATTAGAGAAAGAAACAGCAAAACAAGAAAGAGTAGAAGACTATCTTGGAGGAGACAATCCCTTAAAAGCACCTGTCCCTGCTGATGTTGAAAAAATTATAGCCCTTACTGAAAAGCAAGGCAAACTTATGAAAGAGATTGGAGAAGACATGAGGTTGGCTGGGCTTATAGATAATGATGTTTTCGTAACAAACATAAATAATTATATCAAAAGAAACTATGACAAGATTGTTAAACAAAAAGGCTTTAGCAAAGCATCTACTTGGGTAAAAAATTTAGATAAAATAAAAGGCGAGTCTACTTTTGCAAGAGGGACTAAATATATATTAGGACAATCAGATACTTTTACTGCTGCTCAGTTAAAAAAAATATTACCTAAGTTAAGGGCAGAAAGAAAATATGATTATAGAATTAACAAATTATACGGTCAAAAGAAAGATGGATATGGAAGACTTGTTAATAGAATTAATGATGAAGCTGACCCACAATATAACAAAGCATTAAGTGCAGATGACCAAGCGTCTGACTATGGTGTTGTTATTAGAAAAGTTAAAGATTCAGAAGGAAATGAAACAGGCAAGTATGAAATAATTACTCAGTTATCTAAGAAAGAAAGACTTGAGCTTGGCGAGTTAGACAATGCTGCATTGCAGTTAGCTAAAACAGCACAAGAGTTAAAAAGCACGGTTGGTATTGGAAAATTTTATGCACAATTAAACGATATTGGTATTAACGAGGGCTGGGTTTTAAACAAAGGCACTTTATTATCTAAACAACTATCATCTAGGGGGATAATGGTTTCAGATAAGATGGGAATAGATGGAAAGCCAATAATCTATAACGCCAAAGCTAGGGAAATTGAAATGCAAATGCTCAAGTTAAGGCATGGCGATGACTCACTACCTATAACTGGAGTTCCTGGGCAACCATTACCCTCACGACCATACACTAAACTTGGCGAGTATCAAAAATTACAAAAAGAACTAGCCAAAGAACAAGCCAAAGCTGCTAAAGAAGTTAGAAAACTTGAAAAAGAATCTGACTCAAAATTCAATCTTAAAAGTGCTACCCCTGAAAAGCCACTAAAAATAGAAGTAACAGATGCTAAGGGAAAGGTGTTAAAAGATTCTGATGGAAATACTGTTACAGAAAAGTATGTCTATATACCCAATGCAAAGCAAAAAGATTATGACGGCAACAAAGCTATAATAAAGTTTGGTGAAAAACAAGACAAAGAAGTACCTATGTACGGCAAGTTAGCTGGTAAATTAGTTAAGCTAGACCAATACAAAGACATGATGCTCTTAAAGAAAATGAGAGATGATGACGGAACTAGGTTTTTTGGGGAAACATATTTTAAAATAAACAGTATTTGGAAAAAAGTTAAAACCGTTTATAACCCAGCAGTGCATACAAACAACTATGTATCTAACTTTACTTTGTATTATGGAGCAGGAGGTGCTTGGAAACAATTAAGAAAAGTACACAACGATGGCACAGCAAGACAAATACTGGCGTTTGAGAAAGGAACGCTTAAATGGGAAAACCTAGACCCTGACTTACAAGCTATGTATAAAGACGGAGTTTTTGGCAGAGATTATTTAAGTGCCGAGATAAGAAACTCTATCGACATAGGTAAGATAGGTAAAACCCTTGATGTAACAGATGCAGAAAAATCAAATGACTTTTTATCTTCAGCATACAAAACCATAAAGAACACAATAGAAGATAGTACATTTTTAAGGAAATTAAAAAACAAAGCCGTGGACGCTGATGAATTTACATCAGGGCTGTATCAATTACAGGATAGATTATTTAGAGTGGCTTTATATAGAAGCAGACTAAACGAATTAAATCCTAAAACCAACATGAAGTGGACAAGAGAAGACGCAGCAGGAGAAGCTGTTAAATGGTTTGTTGATTACAATATTAAATCAAAATTTATAAACAATTTAAGAGGAACAGGCGTTCCATTCTTATCTTACTCATACAGAATCTTGCCTTTGATGGCAGAAGTTGCAGTTAAACACCCTGAGAAAGTTGCAGTTATAGCAGCCCTAGGATATGCAGCTAATGATATAGGCAGAGCAGCAACAGGAACTACCAAGTATGAACAAGAACAAGAAAGAAGGTTTATGCAAGAGTATAACAAAACAAATATGTTTGGTTTTGCAGCTATGCCTTACGCTAACATAAAGATTGGTGGCACAGGTAAAGACTCTAAGTATGTAAACATAGGAAGAATGTTACCAGGTGGAGATGTATATAATATGGGAGGAACAACCCCTAATGCAGTACCTTTCTTACCAGCATCATTACAACTTGGTGGACCTGGTATATCAGCAATACAAAACATATTTGGGATTGACCCATTTATGGGTAATAAAAGAGATACACAAGAGTTTGGAATGAACGCTGCTGAAATAGGATTAAGCAGAGCAACGGACATTGCTAAAGATTTTATACCAAATATTCCTGGGCTTCCTAGCCACTCTTCTAAAAAAATAATGAGAGCATTAGAAAGAGAATATGGAGACAAGCCTAAGTACAATACTTTAGAAGACCCATTAACTACAATGGAAGCATTGGCTAACTCTGTCGGATTTAAAATTAACACAGCAGATGTGGGCAGGTTAAGAAGGTTTGGTACAGTAGAAGTTAAACGATTGAAATCTGAGTTTGACCAAGCAAGAAAGAAAATTAATACCTCAAGAATGAAAGGTGAGATTACCGTAGAAGAATACAGAGAAGCAATAGATGATTTAAAACAAAGTTTTATAGAGCAGTTTGACGAAATAAAGGAGAGAGAATAATGATACCAATGGAATTAATATCAATGCTCGGCTCAACTGTACTAGGTGGAGTAATGTCCATCATGGCACAGAAAGCACAAGCTCAAGCTGAAAGAGAGAAGGCTATGATGCAACAAGCTAGGTTTGCAGCCAAACAAACGGATAAAGCAAGAGCAGTTTCAGACCCCCACACTAAGCACACAAGGCGATGGATAGC